CCCGCCACCCGCAGCAGCCGACGCCGCAGTCAGCCCCGCGATAGCCGCCCGGAGGGACGTGATGCCCTCCGCTGCCACGCCGATCCCCGCACCCGCCAACTTGATCAACTTGAACGCCGCGTACACCTGCATCAGGTTGCCGATCAGCGACGGAGGCACCGCCGCCACCAGCTTCGCGAACGCGTTGACCAACGACAGCATCCCCGGGCCCGCCTGTGACGCACCCTGAAGCAGGTTGCTGACAGCCTTGGCCACGTTCGTCAGCAGCTCCTTGACGGCCGGGCCCTGAGCCTTGGCGTAGGCGAAGAACGACGCGATCGGGCCGGATGACTTCCCCTCCGACAGGACCCGCATGAAGTGGATCGCGCCGTCGGTGGCGTTCTTCAGGCTCTTGTTCGCGAAGTCCGACACCTTCGTCGACAAGGCGTTGAACCCGGACGTGTTGACCGCGCCCCCGGCCACCGACACCAGCCGGTCCAACTGCGTCGACGCGCCGCGAGCCATCGGCGTCAGCTTCGGAATGATCTGCCCCAGCACCGCGAACGACTTCTCAACCGGAGCCATCGTGAACTTCGCGTTGCTGTCAGAGAACTCCCGGAACGTGTCCCGCAAATTCGAATACGCGGCAGACGCCCGCTGCGTCGCCGCAGGCATCGACGCCAACGAGTCCGCAACGAACTGCTGCGCCGCCATGGCCTGCTTCGACTGCGCCCCGTACTTCGTAACGGCCTGCGTGTACTTGTCCTGCGCGCCGGCCGCGTCCTTCAGATTCCCGATCTGCGGAATCACGGCAGCACCGAACGCCGCGACCGCCAGCCCCGCCGCGCCCGCATGCACTGCGATCGGAGCCAACGCCGCAGCCACCGGGACCGCGGCCGGCGCCAGCGACAGCATCGTCGCCCGAAGATCCTTGAACGCGCCCCCGCCGTCCTTCGCGGACCGGGCGAGTCCATCGACACGCCGTGTGACAGCGGTGATCCCCGGGCCGGTTGCGTCGCTGACGCGGACTGTGATCGTCACGTCATCGGCCATCAGGGATCACCTCCGTCGTCGTCGGGTCTGTCAGGGGTTCCGGCCTTCTCGATCGCCACAAGGCGCAGGAGCTCGGTGTCCTCCTGCATGAGGGTTTCGAGGGTGTAGCCGGGGAAGCGTTCGAGGAGCCCGAGCAGTAGCCGGGCTCGTCTCAGCTCGCGAGGGGCTCGGACAGGGGTTCCATCGGAATCGACAGCGCCGGGGACTGTTCGCCAGAGGTCGAGCTCTCGGGCAAAGGGTCAGCGTTGTGGACCCCCGTGAGGGTCTTGATCCACGCGTTGTTCATGGCCACGACCAGGTCGTGGTCAACCGACAGGACGCCCTTCTCGGTGGGCGGGACCGGTTCCCCGGTGTCCTCGTCTTCGAGGTTCCAGCTCACGAGGTGGCCGATGAAGTTCCGCAGGCTCCCGGCGTCCCCGTCGCCGTCGCCGCCGTCGAGGCCCGTGGCCTCCATGTACTCGCCGAGTGACATGCCGCGGACCGTGGCCTCGGCCCCGTGGTGCTCGTGGCCTGGGCCGAACTTGATCGTGTAGGTCTTGACCTTGGTCTTGTAGCCCATGTGCGTGTGCCTCTCAGGCCCAGGTGGGGACGGTGCCGTCGGCGAGGACTCCGGGCACCGACGCCGTGAGCTCGCCGGACGCGGACCGCTGCAGCGGGTAGTCCGTGTACAGCACCTCGTTCGCCAACGTCTTGCCAGCGACGGTGAGGGTCGTGCTCCGGGCGACGGAGGTGCTGGGGACGGTCTTGAACACGTCGTGGCTCGCGTTGGCCGCGAAGTTCGCCACGATGTTGAGCGTGATCGAAAAATCCGCGAGGAGCAGGAGCCGCTCGATCGCCGACTTGTCGATACCCGTGATGTCCTGCACAGCGCGCGGGGTCGCGAACTGGAGGTTGGTGACGTCGTTGATGATGGCGCGGACGGTGCCGGCCGAATCATCCACGGAGCACACCGACCACCCGAGACCCGATGTCTTGGCCATGGCTGGTTATCCCTTCTGCTGCAGGTCGACGAGGCGGACCTGGTTTTCGGTCATGTCCTCAACCCAGTCCGCTGGGCGGGTGTGTTGCCGCGTCCGGCCGGTCGGGTTCCCACGGTGATCCCCGTCGCGGACGAGGTAGATCTCCGGGCGGGTGCGGTGCTCTTCGAAACAGCGCTGGTGGGCCTCGAAGCGGAACACGGTCAGCCCGGCGTCCGTCTTCATCTCCCGGAACGCGCGCCGGGACTGGCCCCGGATGTACGCGGCCTGCTGCTGGCCGAGTTCGGTGCGTTCGTCGATGACGGAGTCCCAGCCGTTCAGCCACGCCGCGCACCCGACCTGCTCGCACGCGGCCACGATCGTGGTGTCCTGAGGCGCGGTGATGCTGTACGTCTGGTACTGGCTGACAGGCAGGTTCGGGTCGATCCGGTTGACCATCTGCATGAGAACCCCACCCCTCTCAGAAGGCCGTAGCCACGTCGTTGCGGATGGCGGTCACCGCGAAGGTGCACGAGGTGAAACCGCCAGTCGTTGTGGTCACGGCGCGGAGGTAGCGGCGGATCGTCGCCCCCGAAGCAGTAGCGATCCGCTGCGTCCCGGGCCCGGTCGTCACGGCTGTGAACGTCATGCCAGCGACGTCGGCAAAGGTCGCGTTGTCCGCGGAGTCCTGGACCTTGATCGTCACATCGGTCCCGGTGAACGCGAACACCTGGAGATAGCACTGCGCCCCGAACAGGCCCTGCCCGTTGAACAGCGGCGGGCTGCCGAGACCGAAGTCCACGCCAGTGCCGTTCGTCGCCACGGTGTCGACGCGCTTGCCCGCGGTGAGGAGATAGCCCCACTCCACGCCGAACCCGTTGGCCTGCATGGACACCGAAAACGGGAAGGAGCCGTCCTGGCCGCGCTGCCCGTCGTAGTTGGGCTGCTTGCCGACGATGTTCGCCGCCGGGCTGCCGAGCGTCGTCCCGCGGCAGTACATGCTGTGCACGTCCGCCGTCGGCAGCGCTGACAGCACCGGGTGGGACAGCGTCGGGTTGAACCACGCGGTGGCCTCCAGCCGGCCGTCACGGGCGCCGCCGATCCGTTCCATCGCGCCCTTGTCGATACCCGTGGTTGTCAGCGGTGATGGGCCGCCGCCGACGTTGCCGATCGCGGTGAAGTCACCGCTCAGGTCGTTACCTGCGATGAAAAGCGCATCACCCAGGCCGCTTGTCTTTGCCACTACGGGGCCTCCGTCCACACGTCGTTGATGATCAGGGGCACCGTGAGCGTGGCCACCCGGTACGTTGTCGAGTCGAGCCGCGTGTATCCGAACCGGGCCCGCAGGCTGGCGCCGTGCATGCCGAGCAGGTCCACGTTCGCGACCGTCCCGCCGAGCTCGAAGTCCCCGCTGTAGGCGTTCATCAGCCCGCTCACGGCGCCCGTGACCTGGGTGTCGACGTCCCCAAGTGGCTCGCTATCGGCGGGGTAATACACGCGGCCGCCCATCTCCAGCCGGGCCGACACGGAGGCGAGCCCAGACCGGTCGGGTACCGGTGCCACGTCGGTCACCCACAGCGCGTACGTCAGACCGCTGCCGGGCGCTGATACGGGCTCGTGGTCCAGCACTTGATCGAACAGGCCTAGGGCCTGCCCGTGCGACGCGAGCGCGCTGCGGTAGGAGCCGAGGTCAAGAGACACGGGGCATCACATCCGTCCCGTGTACCGGCGCAGGAGCCGCTCACCGATACCGACCTTGCGCGCGTTGAGCCTGTCCCGGGTGACAAGCCAGTGGTCGTAGCCCTTGAACTTGGTCACCGGGTAGTTCCGGGAGCCAATGCCGGCCAGCCACGGCCCGTAGATCACGCGGGAGTCGGAGATCTTGTGGCCTTCGATGACCTTGCAGCGGGACTCGTAGTAGCCGGTCGGGTTGCGGAACACGCGGTGCATCTCGCCGCGCAGGATGTTCAGGCCTTCTTCGGCGAGGTCGCGTTCCAACCGGTTGACGTAGGCGTTCGCGGCGGCGCGGGCCCGCCCGTCGAAGAGGGGGCCGCGGCTGCTGCTGGAGACGTCAAGGAGCATGACTAGACCGCCCTCGTCCGAGCCTTGCGGCCGTGGCTGGTGTACACGCGGTCGCGGAGATCCTTCAGCCCGCGGCCGGACGCCTCGCGCTCGTTCTCCCCGGAGCCCGCGGTCCGCGCGTACCCGGAGCGGCCCTGAAGGAGATCAGTGAGCGCCTCGGCGACGCACAGCTGCCGGACGCTTCCGGGCGCGTCCCACCGGTACACGCTCGCCCCGTTGCTGTGCGCGGCGGCCGTGGTGCCGAGGGCGCCGCGTGCGACGGTGAGGATCCGGGGTGCGAAGATCGCGGAGTCGGTGTGTGCGGCGAGGACGCTGCCGTCCCAGGCGCGGGTCACGGTGAG